GTGTCCATTCCCATTTATATTAACTCCATTTTTCAACGTGATTTCAACTGCTCCAGTTTCTACAATGTCAGAAAACACTTCTACAACTTCACCGCTTACTGCCGCTGCAATTGCTAGCGTCAAAGTTGCGTAATAGGTATACACTCCTGACGCGTTTGAGATTCCGCAAATACCACCGCTCCCACCTGCATTCGCCAAAACAAATGCCGTAGTTGCAAGTTGCGTTGTGTTCGTTGCTAATGCCGCTGTTGGTGCTGTTGGTATTCCTGTGAATGTTGGACTAGCAATGTTAGCCTTCAAGTTTAAAGCTGTTATTGTTGCATAAATACTAGGGTCTACTTCTGTAATAAACCCTAAATTGTCATTTAGAAAAGTTTCAAATATAGCAACAGAAGCGAATGCAACAGAAGCGCTATCGACAATATCAGCAAAAACAAACTCTTTTGCAACCGATCCGAGAATGTACATCTTTGTAGTGTCAGATGTTAGTTGAATGTTCGAAATAAAAACATAGTTTCCAGTGTTATTTTTCGACCATTTCACCATGTCTCGAGGCTCGTTTATTTCCGTAAAACCCGTTACCGTGTCAACTATATTGAAGAAATTACCCGCTTTTATTATCTTATATGACATTGTACATAGATTTTTGATTAACTACTTTATCTCCAAATTGTGCGCTTAATTTCATTATTCTTGCATTGCCAGGATATTCCACCGAAACATTACCGTTCAAAATTACTGAAAAATCTAAATATTGACTATGATTTGCCTTATTAAAATCGGACAAATAACAAGTATCTTCATTTAGCAGGTGCATGTCCAACAATAAACCACTTTTACAGTTAGTGATAGGTTCTGCAATTAGTTCATAAGTGTTCAAATGTTCACGAGTTGTTTTAACTACTTTACGACCTGTGTTCACTAAATTACTAACCTCCGTGTTTGGTTGTCTTAAACCGAAATAGCCCTCAAATCGTAAGTCATCTATTAAATTTGATCCTGTGAAATCAAAATCCATCTTTACATTATACGAAGAAAATTCACTTCTAATTCTGCAAGTATTATCTAGTCTTTCAGTTGAATATTCTGATAGGTTAAATATTCCCTCAACAAATCCACCTGTTACACCTGAAATAGTAAACGATTTTGATATTTCATAACATCCAACCCCATGAGCAGTTAAATATCTTTTCCAATCATAGATAAATCCAATTCCTAAAGGCTCATTCGGAAAAGTTGCAACCGTGCCTAAATTAGCCAATATTACATCGTTCTTTTTAATCACGAAAGTAACTGAATCACTCAACGAAGAGCGCTTTAAATAGACCCCTTTAACATCATTTTTCCACGTGTCATTGCTCGTTAAACTAGCAACAACATCATACGAGCAACAGCATTCGATAAGCCCTCTGTCCTCTTCTACAATTCCTGTTGGTATAGTGACTACACTAAACGATTTCTTTTTTCTATAATCCATAATAATCGACAATATTTGTTTCAATAACTACTCTTTGAGCCGATTTATCTTTATTCCATAAAACCATTTCTTGAAACAATCCGCTTCCACTTATTCCATTTGCACGGTTAATTTTAGTAAACAAATTATTTTGAAAAACATCAGCACTTGAATGCGAACCGAAACCATTAAAATATAAGTCCGTTTGATTAGATCCATGAATGGTTGTCAATAATACATTTCCCGTTCCACTATCAGCCGTGTATAATATAGGAGAAGCACCTAATCCTGTTCTTATATTATTCACATCTACTGCGAAACTAGCCCAATACAACGTGTATTTTTGATCTGCTTCATTTCCTAAGCCAACAATAGAATCGGATGTTGATAATCGAGTTAAAACGTGCGTTGTAAATGAATCAACGGACGTTGATATTGCTACGGGTAAATCGTATTCTGTGTTTAATTGTCGTCTTGCAGCAACCACACCATTTGTTGGGTCAACAATTAAGATGCCAGCCAAAACAATAGTGTCCATTTTGGTTTTATCCGTTTGCGTAACTGCATTTACGTCACCATTTTGCGAATAATATTTAGAGATAAAAACAGTTTCAACACCCGCAAATGTCAGGAGTGCTGCCGTGTCTAAATTACCATCAATATGACCAATATCCATTGTCGCGTTATCGCTATCTCTAGTAACTTCAATTAATGCACCTGAATAGACCGAATCATTCGATAATTTACGCAGTCCAATAGCAAATGACGCATCCTTGTTTAGTGTTATCATGTAGCCGATTGAATCTCTAGGATTGGAATAAACACGATAAGTTAATGAAACATTTTGTGCATTTAATAGGTTAGTATCGATTAATACACTAGCTGTTAATGTCATTCCACCATTGACAAGACTTACTTTCGTTTGTCCAATTATAGGCTTAATAGGGCAGCCCGCAATATTTCCAATATCTTCAAGTGAGTTTCTTATCCAACGATTCCCGCTCTCGTAATCTTCAATTGTAATTTCCACCCATTCAGCATCAAATAATTGATTCCATGCAAAAGTAACCGCCAATGTTTGTAGGTCATTACTTAATAGATTTGTCGCTACGGTTGCATTTGAACCCGTGAATGTTTCTGTTGCTGTTACGCTTGGGTCATCTTCGTACGGTCTGTTTATGTACGGTAAATGATTAAAATCTTCAATGCCATCTTTGCGTACGTAAAAATCAATGTTCAAATCCCATTCTCCGTTTTGGAAACGCTGCCAATTCTTGTTAAGTCCGTTATTTGGCTGTGCTAAATCAAAGAAGTCATTATCTACTGAACTATCAGAAACCCAATAACGCCAATCATTCATGAAAGCGTATGATAATTTAACACCATACAACCCTACCGCATCATTAAGTGCATTTAGTTCTAAAGTAATTTTATTTCTGTTTGATAAAGGCGAAATGTTGAACGGTCGATTTATCGTTTCATTCAATTGATATTTTCCCGAAACATAAGGAACGTTTCCGAAATCAAAGAAGTTACTTTCCAACTCAAATGATTCACCTGTAATGTTGTTTTTTGCAGAAATAGCGCACCGAATACCCTCATAAATCGTGTTTGTTGGCAGTTGAATGTCTGTGATATAGAGTAAATTATCCTCGGTTGTTGTGTTTGGAAATGCTGACGAAGTTATGTTTTGGTCTGCAATGTCAAATAATCTTTCCTTTACTATATTTGGATATTGAACACCAACGGCAGGAGCATCAAAACAATCATTATTGTAAATAAGTACATTTACCTCATCATTCAAAACACCTGTTAACGCGTGATTCGATACCTGAACCCACATGATAATATTACGCTCACCATCAGCAAGGTCATCAAAGAAAGCAATATTTGCTACGTTTGGAACTACCTTACCGCTTACCGTTAATACACCTGCAGCATGGGAAAATTTTAAATCAGTTAAGTTGTAACCTACACCATCAGAATTGATTGCCCCCGTGTAAACTGTTGGGCTTGAAACTGCAGAATGTAAAAAATTAACTTCTGGAGCGTTTATAAGTAAATTATTTTCTTCGCTTGTTAATAGGTTCTTGTAAAGCGCATCCGTTACAGGGGTGAATCCTAGTCCAATTCTATAAACACTCGTTGCGTTCAATTGGTCAGGAGTTGTTAAAGTTGCTGTAAAGGTACATTCATTCGAATAATCTAATTTTGGAATAGAATTACCCAACGAATCCAGCCATGAGATGCTGTTGAAAATATAAGGATTTGCACCACCGTTGTAATTTTCGCCAAAATAACCCGTATTCGCTTCTTTTGCTCCATTCGTGTCTGTTTGTTTCCCGTTTGGATTACCCGACAATGGAAGCGTGATAGCTTTAATAAATGGAGTCAAACAACTTGCAGCACCATACAAATTCGCATCTTCAAACAAGCCGTATTGCATGAATTTAAACGTGACTTTGTAGTTTGAATAAGAATAAACACTTGCAGTTGTATCAGCTAATCTAGTAAGTACAACATTTTTTATGATACCTCCCGACTTATTACCTAATTGCACCATGCTAGCAGTTGCTAAAACAGCCATTGATTGAACGGAATTATAGATGAATCGATTTAATTCACCATCAATAATGCTATCTTGTGACGTTACACCATCTTTTGTAAGGTTAAATGTAAACTCAATAGATTGCGGTTGCTTGATAGCTTTCACCGACATCCCTGTCGTAACCCCTGATTCAGGAAATGAAACATTTGTAAACGGAGAAGGTAGAGCTGAATCAATATATATTATATTACCGTTAATATATGTAATTGTCCTTGTTGCTGTTTGCGCTCCAATTGGTAAAACAAAAGACGACCACGATAAAGTCAATACGTCACCAACAACAAAACCGAAATCAGACCATTGCGAAAACTGAACCGTCAACGTATCACCTAATGAAATAATTTTATTTGATTCTCCCGAACCCGCGTAAAAATCATTTTTGATATTGAATTCACCATCAATCCATTTACCAGCATTCGCATAAAGCGCAGGTAAATTGTTGTATTTTTCAGCCGATATTTTACAACTCATCTATCTTTGTATTTCGTGCTTTATTAATTTCCGATTGCTGCTCTTCTGTCATTTGCGACAATACATCAGGCGTTAATATCGTTTCCAATAACTGTTTCGCCTGTTCCAATAAACTTAATTCTGTCATAATATTACAACTGTTTTAGTGTTATTTCCTTTGTCGCTAAATTGCGTGTATTCAATTTCAGCACTTGCAGAAGAATTTACGTAGTCAAAATTAATGATTTCTAATTGATTTCCAACCTCATCATAGACAACATTATTTGATAATAACGCATTAAATTGTTTTGGGCTGAATGGAATAGTCGATTTATGTATAGTTTTAAGGTTTTCTTTGACTTGATTAATCGCATGAAAATTATTATAAATTGCAGTTGCGCCAATAAAATCTAAATAGTTTGCGGGCTGTTTCCCTCCAACCGTGTACATTAATTTCGTGTTTGTATAATGTTGTTGACTTATTTGCAAAACACCAATTCGCGCTGAAATACTACTTGCTAAACTAGAATTACCACCAAGGAAATTAACAACCGAATCTCCAAACGTAGCGAGAGTTAATAGTTTGTTTTCCGCGTAGTTTAATTTTTCTTTCCTGTAACCTAGCGAAAGTAATGGTGCAACATCAACTAATCCTTTAATCGAAACCAAATCACTATTCAAAACATTGATAGGCTCTGTTGATCGTTCTGTCTGCATACCTTGGATTTTATCCAGCGTGTGCATATCTGACATATCGAATTGATAGTGTAAATAGTAACGCTTCCATGTTTCGCCAAAATTGTAGGTAAAGGAATTTTCTCTTCTGTCCTGCAAGTTCAACGTGTTTACAACCGATTGGCTCGATAAATTATACCAATAATCGTGACGCTCCAAATGAATAGTATTTCCGATTAGTTTCACCCGCCCGTTAATAATTTTCTTTACTTCCATTATGAGGCTGCCAACTGTTGAAACACTATCGCTTGCGCTCGGATATTTCTTATTATAGTAACTTGTCGCATTACCTAATAGAATATCGAAAATCGAGTTATTCGTTTGAACTAAAGGAACTGGTAAAATAGTAAGTCCTGACAAACCATCTAAAGCCGTTGAACAGAATTGATACCCTAGAAAGGCACAACCTTGTATTAATAAGTTCTTAGCTTTTTGACCGTTTAAATAGCGAACTTTTGGCACGATTAACTCAATTAATTGCTTCAATAACACAATCAATGCGGCTATTATAACCGCTAATTTTATTATTTGAGCAGCTAAATTTAGAGCAAATGCAATAATATCTCCCGCATCTACTGAAGGAGGCACACCAACATTTGGAGTACTTGCCTGAATCCCTTGTGATATTGTCGTTTGTAAGTCTTGAACTGCTTGCGCCAATTGTATAGTCATTGACGCTGTTGCTAGTGATGTCATAACAAGCAATTCTACTTGATTATCCTTTACGATAATGTATGGAACATCAAACGCCCCCGTGATTAGAGTTGTCTTGTTTATAAGTTCCCAACTTGTGCTATTCGCTTGCGTCATAAACCAATCAACCGCCCTGCGTTTCTGTATTTTACATTCAACAGTGCTATCCGTAAATTGTGCATTTTCAGTTAGATTAACGAAGTAATCAATTGACAAAGTACCCATTTCAATGCGATAAGGTACGCCCTCAAACAGTCCAATATTTGCAATACTAGCGTTCACAATACTGTACGCTTCATTTGACAAAACAACGCTATCCACGTTTAACTGTGCCTCTTCTGCGTCACCTGTGAAATCTAATCGAATACCAATATTATCCGCATTTAACGGTCTTATTTCAATTCCGTTAATGAAGTGTTTCATTTCTGCTACCATCTTATTTCACTTTAAATATTGATCGTGTCGTTCTATTTCCCTGCTTTGTCGAATGGATTATTTCCATTGTCTTCTGCGTGATTTGCCCTAACTGAATATCGGTAACGGGTTTATTTTCAATTGCCTTGCGCACTTCTGATAATTCAGATTTCAATCCATTCAATTCAGCAAGTACTTTAAGATTACCCCATCCGTCCGAACTAATCGTACTCATTGAATCGGTTAGTTTGCTGTTTTGCACAATGCTAACAACCTCCGCATTCGATAAACCACCTAGACCGATATTTTGTTCTTTTGTCATTACACGTTCATTCGGGTGCAAAATAGCGTGAAACCCTCCATCATTATCTAATATCCCACCTGTTCCAGTGTCTTCTGTTCCTTTCAAGAATGTTGGTAAAGTTGCCAATATAGACTCCAAAGTAATCTTATCTAAACTCGCCTCTGCAAATGCTTCTGTGCTTGTTTTACCCGCTTCTTTCGCGTTCAAATAGCTTGTGAAGAAAGCAGTAACCGCTTCTAATTGTGCTTTTCTTTGCGTTAATTTAGCTTGATTCTTAAATGCTTCGTTTCTTATTCGTTCCTGTTCTGCAATAGATTGTTGAGCGTTAATATTTCCGTTGTTCGCCTGCTCTCGTAAATCGTCTTCTTTGCGTTGGCTTGCTTCAACTTCCTGTTGCAACATTGCTATTCTATTATCCAATGAGCGTTTCAAATAATCATTTGTAAGATTAATGTATTTTTTTTGATTGTCGAATCTATCTTTGTCTAACTTTATTAGCTTATTATTTTGGCTTTCTTTTTGCGCTTTTTCCTTTTTTGCTATTTCTAAATCAATATCAATCGTTGATATTTTTAAATCTCTAAATAAAAGTTGACGTTCTTTAAGTATTCTAATCTCAAAATCTCTCAAATCATTCGCTATTTCCTCCTGCGATTTACTGCTTTCTAAAAGTAATATTTCATACTCTTTTAGTAGTCGCTCCGAATGTGGCAAATCAATAATATCTTCACCAACAACATCGACCATTTGAGAATTGAAATCATCAAGCAACTCATTTCTATAATCAAGCAAGTCGGTATTTTCTTTCAATGCTAGTGCCTCATTATCAATTGCTTCTGTATTTTCTTTAGTCGATCGCGTTGACTTAGTTATTTTAGAATTATTATCTTCTCTTTTATTTGTATTATTTTTTGATGCAATAGTTGACACGTTAAGATTGTGCAATTCGTTTTTCAACTCTTGATTGTATGCGTATAATTCACCTCTACTTTCTTTTAATGCTTTTATTTTTCCTTTTTCTGCTCCTATTAATAATCTGTTTTTTAACGGGTCACTTTCTAGACTTCTAATGTCTGCCTCAGCCAATACAATTTGCCTATTGACTTCATCAACCTGTCTTTGAATTTTTCCGAAGATGTCAAAATTTTCAGTCTTTGTTTGTCCCGTTCTAAAATCGGAAACCTCTTCAAAAAATCTTTTTTCTTTTAAAAACGCCTTTCTATCTAAATCAGCTTGTTCCTGTGAAATTTCTTTATTCGCAACCCTTAATTCTAGCATCTTATTATTAGCGTCGATTTCTTCTGTTATTCCATCTATAAATCTTTTATTCTTACCTGCTTGTCCTGCTTTATACAAATCAAACGCTTTTGTTTTAGCAAGGGCAACATCCGCACCACTCGCAACATCATAGAACGCCAATGCCAATTCAATAGCCAACCCAATAGCAACCGATAAACCTATTCCTTTCAATGCACCTCCGAAACCTTTTGCGCTTTTCTGTGCGTCTGTTAAATTCTCGCCTGTTTTCTTAATCGCATCAGAATTTAGTTTCCAATTCTGATAGCTTTCTTTAAGTTTTAAAGCGGCTTGAACGCCTTTGTAAATAAGGAATACTTTAATCAGGTTTCCTGTTACAGATATGATTGATCCTAAATTTACTCTAATGAAATCCAACGCTCCAGCAAAACCCGAAGCAGCATCTACACCGTCAGCAAATGATAGTATTGTTCCGTTTACCGTTTCTTTTAAACTGTTGTACGCCTCTGATAACGTTTTGCTTCTAACAGACGCCTGTTCAAATGCCGTTTGAGTTCCTGTTACTTGCTCGTTTAATTCTTTTATACGTTCCGTTGAACTAATTAGGTTGACCGCTGCAACCGCATTTTCTGTTCCAAACACCTTAATTAATGCTGCATTGTCTTTTAATATAGGCTTCAATGCATCCAATCTTTCAGCAAATGGCTTAGATGTATCTTTCAATTTCTCGAAGTCAACGCCTAAATCCTGTAACATCTGTTGTGCTTCTTTTGGTAGTGCATCAGGAGCAGACAGTTTTAGCATAACATTTCTCAATGCCGTTCCCGCCTCCGCACCTTTCAAACCTTTTTCGGCTAAACTTTCAATTAATGCCGTGCTTTCTTCAATTGATACATTTGAAGTCTTAGCAACCGCACCAAATTTTAATAATGCTTCGGTAATCTGTGGAATTTCAGCAGCACCAAATTTAGAACCCGCAGCAAGTACATTCACAAACTTACTCGCTTGATCCGCACCGGCACCAAATTGATTCATCGCATCTGTCAAATTTGCAGCAGCATCTGGAAGTTCCATACCACTCGCTTTTGATAGCAATTTAGCTGCATCCGTAACCTTTATAAGTGCATCGGCATTTGCTAATAATTCAGGTTTTGCCGAACCTATTAATTTGAACGCTTCAACAACAGCCGCAGCACCGCCTTTCGTAGTGTTGCCCATTTCAATGGCTGCTTTCTTGTATTTATCCAAGTCCGCACCACTTGCACCTGTAATGGCACTTAAATCAGCTATTGCACTATTGAATGTACTAATTGTTTCAATCGCTCCTTTTAAAATAGCAACACCTCCCAATGCTAAACCAAACTGCGAAGCAACGCCAATAAGTCTAGAAAACTTACCTTTTAATCCATCTAGGGCGCTGCCGTAATTACCTACGTTTCGTCTATGGTCGCCTGTCGCACGTTCTAATTTACCTATTTGATCGGTTAATTTTTTCTTGCTTTCAAATAATCGTTGCCCTCGCTTAGTATTTTCAATTTCTTCTTTCGTAAGTTTTGACCATGCAACCGTTACTAAACTAAGTTTTGCACGTAATGCCTCGATACTGTTCTTTTCAGCAAGTTTTAATTGAGCGACTTTCTTACTTTCAGCGTTGGCAGCCGCCAAAACTAATTTGTGTTTTTGCTCTTCAACTGTTAAGGCACGTTTTACCGTTGTCTTTAGTTTATCGGCTTCTGCTGCTTGTTTTGATAATATTGTTCCCTTAGCTATTTCATCATTCAACAACTTTAGATTTTTCGGGTCGGACGGATCTATTCCACTAGCTGTTTTCTTTGTCGAAGAAGCATTCTTTTTGATTTCCTTACTAATTGTGTTGACCGTTTCTAATGCAGTCTTTAATACATCAACACTTGTTTTTGTTGATTCAATGTCTTTTCTTAATTGCTCAAATGTTCCCGCTTCAATTAAGTCTATTTTACTAATTTTCTTTGCCATCTTTTCCGTATAATTCTAACATTGTAAAAAATTCCTTTACCGTTGTATTGTTTGCTGCAACTTTTTGATTCATCCATTTGCTCAATAAAATGAATGTCGTTGTAATATTTCCGCTTTCAGTAGAAGAAACTAAGCCGTTTATCTCCATTTCTAAATCTTCAATGTGATTATGCAAAAACATATCCTCGGTTATAATCAAGTCCATTCTTAACAATATCAATTGTTTTTGCAATTGCATCATGTGTATGTGTTTCCGAGTCAATCCAAACGTCATTACATAGTCATAATTCAAAGCCTCCCATGCCGTTAAATCTTCTTCTGCATCGCCTATTTCAATATCTAATCTTGTATGTGTTAAATCGCCTCCCTGACATTTAAGCCATGAATCCATCATGAAAAATTCAATGCTATGATAATGCTTCATTTATCAAATATTTAATGTAATTCTCAATTATCATTCCTTGCAAATAAACTTTATTTTCATCGGTTAAGCCTAAAACATCATTTCCGTAAACCTCGAACAATGCCGTATCTTCTTTCTGGTCGTCTGCGTCTAGTGTAAATCCATCTGTGTTCACGACAATTCGCCAACTATCATAGAATTTACCCGTATCTTTTAGCGTAATATGGTCAAATCTTTGCCCTTTACTACGTTTTCTAATTATCGTGAATGGTGAATACTCGCCAAGACTACGACCTAAACTATCTATACCGGCTTCTTCTAATTGGTCTTCTGTATTCATTCTGATTATCTCATCCTGAACTTCTAAGTCAATTGCGAATTTCCATATTTTACCTTCGTCAATTGTTGCCAATTTATTAAGCATTCTATCAAGACGTGTAAAATCAATCTTCATCTTTTTGGTATAAAAAAAGGGAAACTTTTACATTTCCCTTTCCCATTAAATTTATTTACCTTTTCGGGGCTTCAATGCCCTGTTAGGATTTGCTTTTTTCCAAGCATTCACAACTCGGTTGTCGTCTCCGTGCTTGCCGTCAAAGTGTTTGATTGCCTCTTCAACGTTTACGGATTGAAGATAAGCAACGTTAAACCAACTATTGCCCAATCTTCCGTCCCAACCATTCATTAAACGTCTAAGTATTCTACACTTGGCACGTCGTACCCAGTAGCTGTTGTTACCATTCTTAAAATCGGTGTACCGACAATAGCTGTATAACTAAGGACGTACACTCCCTGTGAAGTTTCAGAGAATCCTGTTATTCCACCCGGAATTGCAACTCCTGTGCTTAAATCTATGATTGAGAAATTACCCACCAATAATTGCTTCAAGAAAGTAGTTTCTAATGCGCTACCGCCCGGACGTGTAATTGTAAACGTTGCCGAAGTAGTGGTAATTGCTGAAACAACAGGTGTATCTACACTCTTCAATCCTACCAAGGTAGTCGCTGAATAGCCTAAATCCGTCGCAGTAAGATAGTAGATACTACCATCATTGAAATACTGCGATTGATCGAAATCAATAGCTATCTTCTGAACTGTCGTGTCAGTTGCATACATCAATATCGCGTTATACGTTGATTGGCTCATTGGAATAGGGAACAATTCAGTACCCGCAGCACTTTCTTTGTAACCTTCAATTTTGCCTTCAATATCAACAACGAAATACGATAATGCCGTGCATCCGAATTTATTCGCTTGCTCCAACATTCTAGTAGAAGAAAGTTTGTCGTTCAACTCAAAAGAGAAAGAACGAATACCATCTTTAATTTTATACTTATTACCACTTGTCGCTGTTTCATAAACAGTTTCAGACTTCGTAATAACAAAGTTTTCAGCAAATGGAAACGGAAATAAACGATTTTGCGCAACAGTAGTTGTTAAAATCATCGCTTGAATGTCAGCACCAACCGTTCCTGAAGTAAGATCAATTCTGTTCAACGTTCCATCCGCAGCATATCTGTTCATAACGATAATGTTATGAGGCACTTTACCGATTACAGGGCAATTATCCGCTCCCATATTTCCGTACGCTGTTCCCGCGCAATCACATTCTTGACTCATCTTATTTTATTTTAAAGATTTAACAATTAACACACGATTGTCTTCGTATTGTCAGGGTAAATCGCATTTCCACCCCTGCCAATTCTGCATCTATTATATTCGCATCAAACCCGTTTGTTGTTTCAGTTCCAAACCTTGTAAAATTCTTTAAATCAACACTAACAGCTAATCTTTGAAACCATTTAGGATTCGTATTTATAGCAGTTTTAATAGCATCAACTAGATTGTACAACGCTTGTAATCTATTCTCATGAACTTCTTTTGTCAACCATTTGTTAACTTTGGAATGGTCTAATAGAATAAAAAACAAATCGCTCTCACGCTCATTACTAGATGTATCAGGTTGTTCACGTTCCTTAGTCGGTTCAACCATCCAGATAAACGGTACTTTTTTCATCTCGTTTGATGAAAATTGTTTCCATTCAACATTTGTTTTTAAAGGAGTACCTAGGAAAAAATACGGTAACTCAATTAATATACTATTGCTAGGAACAGAACCGTTGTCTGTAACTGAAATAGTATTTTCTTCGTAATCAACCGAAACGATATTAAATACTACGTCGTTTGAATCGGTGATTGTTTTTCCAACCCTCGCCCATTTAACGGAACATTGAACATCTAGTGTCCATACGCCCGCCAAAAGTGTTTTACTTTTTAGCTCAATAGAATTGTCTAGTCTTGCAACTATTTCATCTCTCACTATAAAATAAATATCTTTCATATTGGCAAAATTGGGTATTTTCTTAATCCTTTGAAGGTAGGGTAAATCGCTTCGTTCTCTAAAATATATTGCTGAATCGCATCATAAGTTGTTAAAGATTCCAAATACTTTATTTGGTACATGCTTGCTGGAAATGATACGTTATCTGAATTTTCGCCCTTATTTTTTACCGACCCGAATGTCGTAGTTTGGCTATAAATTTCTCGCTGATACTCGCACCATATAAAACCCTGCAACATGTCTTTAACCCCATTCGATACTAATAAATTACTCCAAGTATCTTGTTCAATGAATTGCAACTGTATCTTAGTGTAAATTGGATCAACTGCAATAACTCCTAGCGTGTATAGTGCGAACAATTCCACACCTAGCAATTCGCTCATTAATCTGTCTTCATACCTTTCGATACAAGCCGTTAAATCTAAAACTGTATCTTCGTTAAAAGCAGCCTTAAATTTTCCATTCTCAAAATCTGTAGCAACAACAATCATCTTTTAAATTTGAGTAGCTTTTCCGCTATTGATTAGTATTTCAGCTAACTTTCCATCAACTTCATATTCAACACCTTTTGGCATGCTTAAAGCCGTGCCAGTAGATTTGATGTTGTACATTTTGTTGTGGTCTAATTCTGCTTTTACTTTCGCTTTCGCTTTGATTTCCTTTTCCATTTCAAAAAATATTAAGGGGATATATTGCAATCCCCGTTAAAATTATGCTGTTTCTAATGCTGCCATGTTAGTAGCGAAAACACCTTTGACAAATGCTGTTCTGTCGTTATTCTTAACAACCATTGCACCGCGGTATTCAGCGATTATAGTACGTAGATTTTTTGTAAAATCGTTACCATCTAAACCAACCTGAATTGTTATAGTCCCCTTAGAATACAAAGTTGCAAGAGGGAAATAACCTATTAGGTACGTTCCTGCTGTTACTAATGTAGTTTTAATGATTGGGATACCATCCAATGATAATTGACCTGCAACCAATACTAAACGATCAACATAACGCTTATCAGAAGCACTTACTTTAATAACTAATAATTTAGCGACATCAGTAGGGTGCATTAAGATAGCGTTTGGCTCTTCTTGTTCTGCAATTGCTATTTGATTAGCTGCAACAACAAGTACATCAACTTGATTAGCATTATCAACCGCAAGAGCAAAGTCACCAGCAGCAAAAGCAGTCGCAACCGTATGAACACCATTCATATTTGGAGCTGTTCCGTTTCCTGAATACGCTGTAAGTTCAACATCTTTCATCAATTCGCGCATTAACTCATTGTTAATTTCACTTTCGATAAAATCAATATCGTCTAACATTTCAGTTGATACTTTGATAAATGCTGAACGCTTAACAATAACCTGAGAAGCAACCACTAAATCGAAATCAATTTGATTCTTTGTAGCACCTTCAACTGTTCCACCTGCTGCACCTTCTTTACCTGCTTGGTAAACCCATGAGATAATGTTAGAAGTTGCCGTACCACTTGATACTAAATCCATCAAACGAATTCTTCTTGATGCAATAGTGTTTAAACCTGCCAATCTTTGCTCAACTGGAACATTCCCACCTGAGATATTTACAGACTCTAACATTGTGCCAACTGCTTTTATCTCCATTGAGAATTCAGCATCACGGTGACTTTCTTTTTTGTCAGACTTAAGATTCTTTAAGTTTTCAAGATTCTTTGTCAATGCCTCACGCAACGTTCCTGTTCTAGTCGCTTTGATTGGCTCTGAACTAGCTTTAATAGAAAGACCGATTTCTTTCATCGCTTCGTTCAACGCTTTCATTTGCTCTAATTGAGAATCTTGCAACGAGTTGATAGCCGTGTCAATATCTTCTTTAGACGCTTTTCCATCAATCAATGACTTCATTTCAGCGTTTTGCACATCATTGAAATCATTGTAAACACCTGCCATTTCATCAGCAGACATAGCAGTAAACTGCTCATTTGTAATTCCTTTACTTGTAAGGAACAAATTAAATTTCTCTTTCATTTTTATTTAATTAAGAGGTTAATAAAATACTGTTTTCCATCCTTTGGAACAGTTGTATTTGTTTGAGTGTCTTGCAACGGCTCTGTTATATGAGTGTCTGCTGACGGCTCAATGTTTTTAATTTCTGTGGATAATGTCGGAGTTGCAACGTTTGAACCAATTGGAACGGCTGAACCTTCAATCATTTTAGCTTCATAAACCGCCCAAAAATGACCTACATTTTCAGCATCTTTTCGGTTCACAATACTATCAATGTGTTTATCCCAAATAGCCTTTTCTTTTGGATAATCTATCGAGTTAACGGCAAGTTCTAATTTAGAGTACCTCATTCCTACGCTGTGATTTTTTACGTGTCCTTTCTCATATTCTCCAAACATATAAGCATTACGATCTCTTTTCAATTCAGCATCAAAAATAAGAGCCTGTGTCATACCTTCCGCTTTCACTCCTAGTTCTTTCCAACTAACATTTTGAACACTAGCAACAACTTTATCTGAAATAATAGTGCGAAAACTCATAACGTGTTCCTCTAATAGATACACGTTCTTTTGCTCCTTTACCGTTTTATTCCATATTCCATCAATGTGGACGTCGCCATGACTGTCCAATATGTTAGTTGTATTGATAGCGACTTTCGCATTAATGACATTTCTATCTGTATATCCGTCTGCTGCTTTAGTAGTGTCTAGTGTTTCGATTGTCGGTTGGTACATCGTTGAATCAGTGCATTTTGTTTGCATCTTTTTACTCGCTGCAATCGCTGATTTATTAGCAACGACAAAATCAATCGTTTCTTTTATAGTTTCAAAATTTGGAATCTCCATTATTTTACAATTATAATTTGGTCTTTCACTTGTTTTGTCTTGATTTTACGCAACTTTTTAATCTCTTCTGGCGTTAATTTTTCAGTTCTATTTAACATAATACTAAGCTATTTAACATAATAAGTATCAAATATAATGTTATTATGTTAAATACAATTATATTTGTTAAAAAAAAATAATATGCAATTTCATCCCTTAGCTTTTATTACACGACTATTAACAGGAACAGACGCTTATCAATCTACTCCATCGTTAAATCACATGTCGCAAATCCTTAATGGAAAACCTGAATTCCTAGCCCCCGACACGTGGGACGCTTATGATATTTATTTGACCACTCCGCAATTGTACGCAGTCATTCAAAGAAGAGGTTATTTATTAGCTAGTGGTCAATGGAAGCATTATAATAAATTAGGTAAAGAAATAGAGAATAGTCCTTATGTTCAACTATTAGAAAATCCTAATCCACTAATGAAAGGCAACGACCTTATAAGACAATGGAATGAAAATAAGTGTATTTATGGCAATAATTACGAATATGTTAATCGTGCTTTCGCTACTGCCGACCCTTCAACTCTGAATAATTTACCACCTGCCCAAATGGAAATGATTATTTCGGGAAAAATATACAAGCAAACGAAGATTGACGATATTATTTTAGGGTACAAATTACGCACAGGAATTGATATTGAAACGTTTGAAACGAAAGATATTAATCATACACGAGTTGTGAACGGTAAAAATCCCGTGAAAGGTGAAAGCCCAATGATACCGTTACACATGCCTATATCAAACATCCGTGCTGCTTATGGTTTTAGAAATGTAATAATCACAAAAAAAGGTGCGCTGGGTATATTATCGAATAATGCCAAAGATAGTTCTGGAGCTATTCCATTGAATGAAACTGAAAGATTAAGACTAGAGAGAGAATATCAACGTGCATACGGAATGGGTGATACACAAAGTCAGGTCATCATGACAAACTCGTCATTAAATTGGCAGCCTATGACATACCCAACAAAAGATTTAATGTTATTTGAAGAAGTTGATATCAATTTCAAAACAATCATAGATCAATACGGGTTGAACGACAATCTGTTTAGTAAAGATAAAGGCGCAACTTTCGAGAACATGGCAGAAGGCTTACGTCAAGCGTATCAATCTACAATTATTCCTGAAGCTGAAGAGTTAGCTATGAACCGCACAACGTTATTCGGTCTTGAAAAGAAAGGCGAATTTTTAGAATTAGACTACTCACATATTCCAATCTTACAGCAAAATCAAAAGGAGAAAGCGGAAATACTAGAGAAAAAAGCTAATGCAATGAATATATTGAGCCAATTAGGCACTTATTCAGCGCAAGAACTAAAAGATATTATACAACTATAAACTGTAAAAATATACTTTTGGCGCACTTAAACGGTGCGCTTTTTTTATCCCCATAAATGACTATGGAATGATCGAGCCATGCTACATAGCCCCTCCAAACTATCGGGCGCATCGTCATGTTCTGATTTGCCGTCTTGCGTATATTCAAATATATTAGTCATAAATTTATCGTAATCGCTTCCAATTTCATAATCCTCACGGAAAACACAATAACGCTTAATAAATCCTGATAACTGCATTATTCTACTATGCTTATTTGTCGTGGCTCTAATTGATAGCGGTGTAATGTTACCATTCAATAAAGGAGTCAATAGACTTGAATACATTGAGCCTCCAAAGTTAGACTCTATACGTACAAATTCGGGTTTATGTAGGTTTAGTATATCGGCTGTCATTTGAACGTTTACCGTAGTTCCTAGCTTAGTGAATAATACATCATCAATGTATATTTTATCGTCTTTCAGTATCCCAATTGGTACGCTATGAAAGTCATTGCCCTCATCAGCTACATCAATGAATGATAATTTACCTATTGCATCCTTAAAATCTACCTTATCCTTTGTATAAAATTGTAGTTCACGCTTCTTAAATAACGCGTCTTCCTGCTCTGAAATCCACCCCCCTAATACAACATTCTTATATTCGCTAGGGTTTTCTTCCTTTAGTCTTTCGTAATCTCTTCGTATATTGTCGGGTATAAATTCAGGGTTGACATCCAAATAGCTTGAATGTATGTATAGCACGTTATCAACGACGCCACAGAAACCCTCTGGAATGTTTTTTTTACTGAAAAAATGTTTAAATATCCAATGTGTTTTAAGTGTTGGATTTAAAATAAGTATAGAAATATTACGTCTATCGATTGATCGTATCGAATAAAACACTTTCTTAAATGTTTCAAAACTAGGTATCTCATCGGCTTCATCAACTACAAAGCAATTGAAGCCTTGTAATGATTTTAGATTAGCTGTTTGACCTTTTGACCCTGTTTTTATTCCCTTAAACGAAATTGAGCCTTCACCATTTTTAGCCGTTATTCTATTTTGGATATCGTCAACTTTATTTTCATAATTCAACAACTCTATCTTGTCCGAAACCTCCGACTTTATACTGTCTCCAATAGATGTATTTGTAAACCTCGAATAAAGTACTTTCCAATGATTCTCTACTGTCCCGATTAGATTTAATAAAGCTACATTAAAAGACTTACTAGAAGCTCTCCCTCCTGTTAAAATAACGGTATCAACCTCAGGCAAATAGTTGTCGTCTAATAGCCTGAATAAAGGCTTGAATTTACTAGATATTTCAATCGGCATCTTCTTTAAAATCCTTAAATAAAATCGTTGGTGCTACGTCTTTTCCGTTGGTTGTGATATCAATCGCCTGTCCTGATTTTCCTGCATACCTATCCAATACTTCTTTAATTGCATTCATATCGCCTTTTACTGCCATTGTAGTGAGTTTATTTATAATAGCCGTTAATTTATCAACTCCGTTACTTTCGGTCTGCAATTCAGCCATTAATACATCTTTCAGCATCTTTGTTTTGGGTGCTCCTTTTCGGTTTATGTTCTGCGGGTTTACATCAAAACCACGTGCCTTTTTTAAGTTTTCATTATTTGCCATATCTCAATTGTTATTCAATAGTTACTTTAAATTTACAAATGCTTTTAAAGGGTAAAATATAAGTGAGTTTCTGTACCCGCCTTCGTGTGTTGGTACAATTGGCGTAACTCCGTGAATGTTTTTCCACGCTGGATATACTAAAATTGAATTATTTGCGCTATCCATCGTTGCGTTATAATCTGGCACGTGTAAATTACCACCTTTTGCGTTTAGTCTTTTTGTGATAATTACGTTTACCGCTCCGACTATGTTACCTGTATCTCTGTGAAATTGTGCTGAAATATTATAATTTGAAATTGAACTTGTCCAAAGGTTTCCAAACTGCCATTTTTTGTCTACTTGTTCAAATAGTTTTTTTTGTGCTTCGTATTGCCTTGGAAGAATTTCTTTTATTAACACTTCACTTTCTTTTGCTAGTAGCAACATCGCTTTTATAAATGGCTGTGCTGTTTTTTCTAAATGTAATTGTGTTTTTGTAGCGTAAGGTCTTCCAAATTGTGGTTTAGGAGGAACGCTACCTAATTGCGTACATTTTTGTCTTACTTCTTGTCCGCTTATTTCTGCATACCTATCTGTTCTTATTGTTTTGCCATCAATAATAACTTCTTTCATATTTACTCGCTTTATTGTTTGTTTTTTTACCCTATTCGAGTTAAATTCGGCATTTGCCAAATCAGCAATTTTGCACATTCGCTCGGGCATCTGTTTAATATAAAAACCGACAGCAATTCCATCTTCATAAAATATGCAGTCTTCTAAAATGTTAGGCTCAATATAAGGACATTCTTGCCCTATTTTTGTGTCGTGTTCTACTTTTATTAAATCAATTCTTTTCATAACAAAATACGTTTGTGCATGCTGGAAACCATGATTTTTGCCAAGTGTCATAATCTCTACTTATGAACTTCGCTGTGTTTCCAATACTTGCTATTTTATAAATACTTTCTAATTTTTCAATAATATTCCAAAACCTAAATAAAGAATCATCAATATCAAAACTCCATTCAAAAACCATCTTTTTAAACTTCCTGTTTGTTGTTTCTAGTATTGACATTTCCGCGCCTTCAATGTCAATTTTTATGCAAACTCCATCTTGAATCACGTCGTCAAACTTTACGCAATTAACTTTAATTCCTTTGCCATTCCAATTTTTAAATAATGAATTACGCCAAACATTGCCATTATTACCTACGTATAAATTTGCTTGTTTGCTATCGTTGTGAACCAAAGCAACATTTTTTATTTCAGCATTAAAACCGTTTAACCTTAAATTCATTTCAATCATTTTGCAGTTGCTCGGATCTGGTTCGTAAACAATAACTTTTGCGCCTAAACTGCAAGCTAATAAAGTAAACGCCCCTACATTGCCACCGCAATCAATCCATGTTTCACCCGCTTCAATAGTCATTCCTTTTTTTCGGTAAACGTCTTTACCAATCACTTCTTCAAATGTTTTTAAATCGCTTGTTCCTTCTCTATGGTAAAATTTTATGCCTTTTATTTCTGATCGAATCATATTTTTTCTTTTTCAGATTTTAAAAAGTCTAAAATCATTTTACCTACATAAGCGTCTTGCTCTCTCCAAAACTTCACAAGTGCATACGCTTCTTCGTAGTGGTCTGGCTCAAACTCAATTT